GCTCAGCGTGCAAAAACTCCCCTCAGCGGCATCGAGGGGGTAACGGGAGGTGAGGAGATGGCGAAGACCGTTCCCATTGGTGTAAATCGGCGGAAAATGAGCAACTCAGAACGCGAGGCACGGGAAAAGGAAGAAGCGCGTCTCCGAGCCGGGGCGAAGAAACTGCGGTGTCCTTCGTGGTTGTCGCACGAGGCGAAGAAGGAGTTCAGGCGCCTCGCCAAGATGTTGCAGCGGCTTGATGTCGTGTGCGATCTGCACTCCGATCTGTTGGCAGTGTTTGCCAACACGTTAGTCGCATACCGCGAAGTGGATGAGGCTATTCGCCGCCAAGGCTTGACGGTGTTCTATACCAACAAGGCCGGCGCGAAGAACGAGATTCCTAATCCTCTTCTTTCACAGCGGAAACAGCTGGGCGATCAGTTGCGGATGTTTGGAGTAGAGTTCGGATTGACTCCCTCGGCGTTAGCGAAGCTGGCCTTGCCGAAGGAACCGCCGCAAGAACCTTCCGCATTCGAGCAGATGTATGGCGATATCATCCCCCTGAGGCGTGATGCTCGGTGAGCGATTATAGGCCATACCCGCTAGATTATCCGCTCCGCGAGGAGCTAGTCTCATACAGCCAGGCCGTAATAGACGGCGAGATTGTCGCGTGCCAGAAACACAAGTGGGCCTGTCAACGGTTTCTGCGGGACCTCGAACGCGAGGGCACAGATGAGTTTCCGTATGTGTTTGATGAAGCTGCGGCGCTACGCTTCCTCTCTTGGATGCGGTTATTCAGGCATCGCAAAGGAGTGCTCGCAGGGCAGCGTATTGAACCGGCGCCGATTCAGATGTTCGTGTTCGGTAACCTTTACGGCTGGCGTCATCGCGATACTGGCTACCGTCGGTTTCGGAAGTTCTATTGGCAGGTGGGGCGTAAAAACGCGAAATCGCAAAGTCTGGCTTGCGTGGGTAGCTATGAGCTATTCGCGATGGGGGCCGGCGCGGCTGAGGTATATTGCGCGGCCACCAAACGTGATCAGGCTAAAATTGTCTGGAACGAAACGCGTCACATGTTAGATGGGTGCCCTGAGCTTAAGGACGCCTACAGGGTTGCATATGGGCGGATTGAAGCTAAGGGGACCGGCGCGGTGATGCTGCCGCTCTCGAAAGAGGATCGCAAGACGGGTGACGGGCTGAATCCGCAGTGCGGTATCGTGGAGGAGTACCATGCTCATGACACGCCTGACATCTATGATGTGTTGTGGACGGGCATGGGCGCCAGACCTGAGCCGTTGCTGGGGACGGTCACGACTGCTGGCTACGAGCTGAGTTATCCGTGCTATCGAATCGAGTACCAATATGTGAGTCAGATCCTGGATCCGAACAGCGATGTCGAAGCCGATGAATATTTCGTGATGATCAATGAGCTGGATCCAGATGACAATATCCGTGATGAGGCGGTTTGGGCGAAGGCAAACCCAATCTTGTGCAGCTATCCGGAAGGACGTGACTACCTGCGCCAGTCGCTGCAGGAAGCACTGGACGCGCCAGAGAAAATGAGGGCGTTCTTAACTAAGAACATGAATATGTGGATTGACCAACGTGCAGCCGGCTACATGCCGATGGACAAGTGGCATTCGTGTGCGATAGAGACACTACCCGACTTGCAGGGTCGTGAATGCTACATCGGTGTGGACTTGTCGGCCAGGATTGACCTTACTTCGGTAGGATTCATGGTGCCGCTGGACGACGGACGATATTTGGCTCTGTCACATTCATTCATGCCGGAAGAAACGCTACACTCTCGGGCCAAACAAGACAAAGTGCCGTATGAGCTATGGGCCCAGCAGGGATGGTTAACTCCAACGCCGGGAGCTGTGGTGGACTACGATTTCATCACCAGCTATATCGAGCGCAGAGCCGAGGAGCTTGGGCTGATCATACGCGAGATTTGCTACGACCCCTACAACGCAACACAATGGGCTGGCGGCATGACAGAGAAAGGTTATGTCATGGTGGAGATTCGCCAGGGCGTTCGGACGTTGGGCGAACCAACTAAACATCTACGGGAGCTCGTTTTATCCGGTAAACTGCTGCATGATGGCTCACCGGTCCTGTCATGGGCCATGGGAAACGCAGTAACGCGTGTGGATCACAACGGCAACATCCAGCTGGACAAGGGCAAGGCGATACAACGCATAGATCCGGCGGCGGCACTGATTAATGCTCATGTACGGGCTATGTTACACGAACACATAGCGCCGCCCTTGGACCCGAACCAATACGCGACGCCGGAGTTTCTGACCAGACTTTGGGGGTGATGGCCTGAACCGAATCAAACAAGCATGGAAACCGTTTGTGATGTGGTGGATGCTGCATGTTGAAGATGTGCTGATTCTGAGTGGCCTTGCCGTTGTGGTTGGGGCCACATTTTCATGGTCGCGTTTGGCCGGGTGGTATGCGACGGGAACAGTGTTGTTCGGCTTGGGCGTATGGTTTGCGCGGCACCCCCCGGGCAGTAGAGGCAGGTGATAACTGATGTTGTTTCGGCGCGAACGGAGGATCGGCCTAGACGCCCCCAAGGCAGAGTGGTTGGAGTTTCTGGGCATCGATCCTGACATAGTCAATGTGCGCGGGCCGGGGGCGCTTCGGGAAGCGACAGTCTTCGCATGTATCCGCATCTTAAGCGAGGCCGTAGCCAAATTGCCGTTGAAGGTTTACCAGGACTCCGACGGGACCCACAAAGCCACAGAGCACTACTTGTACAGTCTGCTGAAGCTCAGACCTAACCCTTATATGAGCACGTCGGACTGGCTGCGGTGCTTAGAAGTGCAGCGCAATCTATATGGCAATGCTTATTGCAGCATCGAGTATTACAAGAGCGGCAGTAAGAGAGGTCAGGTGCGGGGTTTGTGGCCGATGGATGCCGACAAGGTCACAGTTTGGATTGACAAGCAGGGTATCTACAGTAGCCAGAACCATATTTGGTACGTTGTTGAAGCCGATGGCAAGGAATTCAAGCTGCATCCGGATGAGATCTTGCATGTGAAGGGTTTGACTGTGGATGGTCTAGTCGGAATACCGCCGCTGGAATACCTCAGAACAACAATCGAGAATGCAGCTCAGAGTGCGGAATACATCAACAAGTTCTTCAAACAGGGGCTGCAGTCTCGGGGCATTGTGCATTATGTTGGCGATCTGAGCCCGGATGCAGAAGAGGTATTTCGGTCGAAATTCGAGCGGATGTCCAGCGGGTTGACGAATGCGCACAGAATCAGCTTGATGCCATATGGCTACAAGTTCGAGCCCATTGCTCTGAGCTTGGTGGATGCACAGTTCTTGGAGAACACACAGCTCACCATCAAACAGATTGCATCTGCGTTCGGAGTGAAGCTGCACCAGCTGAACGAGCTTGAGAAGTCTAGTTACGCTAGCCTGTCAGAACAGCAACGGCAGTTCTACATCGACACAATGATGGCGGTATTAACAATCTACGAACAAGAACTAAGCTACAAGCTGTTCCTATCGAGCGAGCTGGACGCGGGCTACTACTGCAAGTTCCAAGTGGACGCACTTACCAGGGCTGATATCAAAACTCGTTATGATGCCTATCGCACAGGTATTCAGGGCGGGTTTCTCCGGCCCAATGAGGTCAGGGATTGGGAGGAGCTGCCGCCTGTGGATGGCGGGGATATGCTCCTGGTTAACGGCAATATGGTGCCGATTCAGAATGCAGGTGCGGCATACAAGAAGGGTGGTGGAGACGATTAGCGACAACATCGAGAAAATTCAGCAGGAGTTAGCCTATGCCCGTGAAGTGCGTACATTCGCCCAACCCGTTGAGGTGCGGGCTGCAGAAGATGGGTCGAAACGTATAGTGGGCTATGCAGCAAGGTTCAATATGTGGAGCGAGGTGCTGGGATACTGGATGCGGTTCAAGGAGCGCATTCTACCTGGCGCGTTTGCGTCGGTGCTGAATGATGATGTGCGGGGCCTATTCAACCATGATTCCAATCTGGTGTTGGGCCGCACAACCAGCGGGACGCTATCCATATCAGAGGACGAGCTTGGGTTGCGATATACTATTCATCCGCCGGCTACAACGTGGGCAAACGATCTGATTGTGGTTATGGAGCGTGGGGACGTTACGCAGAGCTCGTTTGCATTCCAGGTGGACACGGAGGACGATGGGGACGAGTGGGAATATGACGAAGAGCAGGAGTTGTGGCTGCGCACTATCAAAAAATTCAAACGGCTCTATGATGTGTCACCAGTAACATTCCCGGCGTATCCGCAAACAGACAGTGTAGTTGCGGCGAAGCGAAGTTTTGAGTTGTATCAGGCGCGCCTGAAGGCGGCTGCGAGGGCCGAGGATGAGGAGCCGCCGGATGAGCCGGTGCCGGATATTGATGAAGAGCGTCGTCGGCGGTTGGCGATCGAGTTAGACCTACTCTAGATCAAAAGCGAAAACCCAATGAAAGAGCGGCTTAATTAGGCGGCTCTTATTTATTTGCTGAAGGATGGTGTTTGTAGTGACGAAGGAACTGAGAGAGCTCGCCCGGGCCATAGAGGCGGGTAAGGCCGAGGCCCGTAAGCTCCTCAATGAGGGTAAGCTTGATGAGGCCGAATCCAAGACCAATGAGGTGCGTGACCTGCAGCGCAAGTTCAGCATCATGCAGGTAACCGAGGAAGAGGAGCGCGAGGAGGAGGAGCGAGAGGGTATGCCTCTGGCGCCACCTGCTCCGGCACAACCCATAACAGACGAGCGGAGGATGGAGCTGCTTGAGCGTTACCTCCGGTTCAGGGCTACTCCTGAAGAGATTCGGGAGCTGAAGCGCGGCCATGAGGTCCGGGATCTGAATACTGGCGACCCTGGGGATGGTGGCGTGCTCATTCCGGATAACTACATGGCAGAGATCGTTAAGAGCATTGAGGTCGTCAACTCTGTGCGACAGCTGGTGCGGGTGACACCGGTATCACTGCCCACAGGCACCGCTCCCAAGCGGATCACGGAGGCTGGCAGACTCAACAACCTTGATGAGTATGGTGAGATTCAGAAAACTGCATCTCCTCAGTATGGGTCCATCAAATACTCACTGCACAAATACGGCGACTACATGCCAGTCAGCCGCGAGATGATCGAGGATCCGGTCTTCGACATCCTGGAGGAAGTGCGCGAGTGGTTCGCTGACCTTGCACGCAATACCGAGAACTACCAGGTATTCTACGGTTCCGGCATATCTGACCCCTTGGGGATACTCAAGAGCTCGGATTACACCACCGAGGCTGCCGGAGCGGATATCACGATTTCCGCTTTGCGGAAGTTCGCTCTCAAGATCGGTAAGGGTTATTGGAAGACATCGAAGTGGATCATGAACACCGATGCATTCCTCGTACTGCAGGACATCGTGGATGGCGAAGGCCGATCCATCCTTCACGAGGACCCGAAGAACGACTTCGAGTATCGGCTGCTTGGGCGCCCTGTAGAGATCTGGGATGAGATCGAGACCAAGACCGGCAAGACGCACATCCTGTTCGGCGATTTCAAGAAGGGCTATCGCATGTTCGTGCGGAAGCCGTTTGAACTCGCCACATCTGCGGAGGCCGGGTTCCTTACGGACAGCACATACATTCGCGGCATTGAACGCATAGATGGTCAGCCGTGGGATACCAATGCGATACGAGTCCTGAAGGATGTTGTGATACCGAGCTAGCGAAAACCACTGACGGGGCCGCAGCATAGCGGCCCCTTAGTGTTAAGGGGGTAAAACATTATGGAGTGTTTGGTGCACCGACCTGAGGGCGCCCGGGAACTGGTTGTCGAGTCAGGTGGGCAGATAATTGTCAAGGCAGGTGGAGCGATCACGCTGCTGGAAGGTGCGGCATTCAACGTGAGCAAGGGCACTCCGGTTAATGCGGCTGCGGCTAGCGGAACCCTGACGTTCACTGATGCTGTTGCTGACGGCGAACTTGTTGTCATTGGAGATAGCACCTATGAGTTCGACACGAACTCCGACGTAACCGAGGGGCATATAGCTGTGGACGTATCTGGTGGGGCGACTGCGGCGGACGCTGTCGCGGCGCTGTTGGCCGCCATTGCTGCTGATGAGCTTAGTGAGGTGAGCGCTGCAGAAGGCACTGGAACCGCGATCGTAGTGACTGCGGCTGTGAAGGGCGCTGCAGCCAATGCCATAGCCACTACCACTACCTGCGCTAATGGAACGTGGGGTAAGGATACGCTTGAGGGCGGAGTGAATGGTACTGAGGGCCTGCAGGGCGACATGTATGTGGATGAATCGTATTTGTATGTTGCATCTGCAGACAACAGCATAACAGACACAAACTGGCGGCGAATCTCTCTAGGCGCTGCCTATTAGGCGGTGAGTATATGGCGATCGTGACGCTGGATGAGGCAAAAGAGTATCTAAGACTAGATGCTCCTGATGAGGATGCCCTGGTGGAAACACTGATCGCTGCAGCCGAAACCTATTTGTATAACGCAACTGGGATTACCTATAACAGTGCGAATGAGCTCGCGCGGTTGTGTGTGCTTATCCTTGTGGCTGATTGGTTTGAGAATCGAGAAGCGGTCGGCCATGTTACTCAGGCTACCAGACGCAGTATTCAAAGCATTATGACGCAGCTCAAGCATTGTTATAACCGCCTGCCCGAGGGGACGCGTCGATGAATCCGGGCCGATTGGATCAACGTGTAACGCTGATGCGCGAGGAATCGCGGACGAACGCCTTGAACCAGGAAGTGCTTGAGTGGGTGGCGTGGAAAACCGTTTGGGCTGAGGTTGTTCCCGAGACTGGGAGCGAAGTTGTTGTGGTTCAGCGACTGCAGCCGGAGCAGAAATACACGGTGACCATTAGATACCTAAAAGGGGTGTCTACGGCTATTAGGTTAGCGTGGAACGGGCGCATATTGCATGTAACGGCTGTGTCTGATGCAGGACCGCGGAGACGATACATTTCGCTGCAGTGTGTGGAGCGTGATAACGATGTCTAGCGGTTTCAAAATATCGGGAGTAGAAGAGCTGCAGGCAGCGTTTCGCGAGGTGCTGGCGCAGGCGCCGGACAGAATTGAAAACCAGGGCATGAAAATGATGCGCAAACTACGCAAGAACACCAAAGAGCGCACACCGGTGCAAAGCGGGCGCCTGCGCAAAGGCTATAAGCTCCGCGAGCCCGAACGTTTACCGGATGGTTTTCGCTTCGAGCTATACAATGACAAACCCCACTTTCATCTGGTCGAGCGCGGGCATCGAGAGGTTGATCCGGTAACGGGTCGGGAATTCGGGTTTGTGCCGGGGGTGTTTATGCTAGAGCAGTCTGTGGCTGAGCTGAATGCTGATGCGCCTGAAGATCTTGAAAAGTGGCTCAATACACTGTATAAGGAGTTGCATAAATGATGGGCTCTGCAACTCTGGCCAGTATCATGCGGGACATAAACACAACCTTACGCGAGGCCACGGGTCTGAGGGTATACGGTAACGAGGTGAAGGAGGGCTTTAAGAGGCCCTGCTTTTTTGTGCAGTTGTTGCCGATCCACGATCGCATAGAGTCGGCCCGCATGGAACGGCGCCTCATTATGGTAGCCGTTCAGTATTTCAGTGAACACGGCACAGACATTGAGAATCTAGCCATGGCGGACAAGCTCAAAGAGGTGTTTGGGCTGACCATTGACGTGGGCGGGCGCAAGCTCACACGCGGTGGGACTCGCATTGACATGGTTGATGGGGTATTGCAATTTAGGTTCGATCTCGATTTCTACGATACTCCTGCACAGGCAGCTGAGCTTGAGCCGGTAGACCTGATGCAGGAGCTAAAAATTCATTGGGGGGATGACTAATGGGCCTTCCGAGCATTGAGATAATCTTCAAAACGCTCGGCATTACCGCGATTAGGCGGTCTAGCCGAGGCATAGTGGCGCTCATACTGGAGGATGCCACGCACGCCAGCGTCACGAATCCCATCGTGATGCGTGGAGTCAACGACATACCGAAGACCCTGAGCGCAGACAACCAGGAGCAGATCGAGTTCGCGTTCCGGGGTGGGGTCAATCCGCCGAAGAAGGTCATGGCATACGTGATCGCCCCCGCCGGAGAGGGTGCCGCCGACTATGGGGACGCCCAGGACTACTTGGAGACTGCTCAGTGGGACTATCTAGCCGTGCCGCAGATCACAGCTGGCAAGGTCAACGCAATGGCTACCTGGGTCAAAGGGCTCAGAGACAACAAGGCGCGTAAGGTTAAGGCAGTGCTGCCCAATTGCACGGGCGACCATGAAGGGATTATCAACTTTACGACAGACAACATTGTAGTTGGCACGAAGCTTTACAATACTGCGCAGTATTGCGCAAGGATCGCGGGCATTCTGGCCGGCAATCCACTGACGATCTCCTCCACGTTCCAGGTGCTCCCTGAGGTGGACGACGTGCCGCATCTGACTCGGGCTGAATTCGACACGGCCATTGACGCCGGGGAACTCGTGCTTATGCACGACGGTGAGAAGGTAAAGATCGCGCGGGGCGTTAACAGTCTAACTTCGTTCACGGCTGATAAGGGTGCGGAGTTCTCAAAGATCAAGCTGGTGGACATCATGGACCTGATTCACCGCGATATCACACGCACAGCGGAGGATTACTACATCGGCAAGATGCCGAACGACTACAACCATAAAATTTTGCTTGTAACGGCTATTAATGCCTACCTGGAGGCGCTTGAGAACGAGGGCTTGCTGGATCGGGGTAAGAACTGGGTCGACGTGGATGCGGAGGCCCACAGGCTCTACTTGGAGGGCCGAGGGCTTGATACTGAGGGCTTGAACGAACAGCAGCTTCGACAGGCGAATACAGGAGCGCATGTATTCCTGACAGGCAACGCGAAGCCTCTCGACGCCATGGAAGACTTCAAGATCACGATCTTCATATAGGGGGTGACAACTAGTGTTGTATGAACCCAAGCGGGTAATGAATGGCACTCATGGATACGTCTGGTTGGATGACAGTCTGGTGTCGGAGTGCAAAGAGATGGAAGCGTATGTGGAATTTGATACTGAGGAAGTGACGCAATCCGGTGAGATGCAGCCAGGCGACAAAATCAAAGGGCGTCGGGGCACAGGCAGTCTGACCTTGTATAAGGTAACATCACGGATGATTAAGGCCCTGAGTGAGGATATGAAGGCGAACCGGCAGACCGAATTCACTATCATCAGCCTTGTTGATGATCCTGACGCTTTTGGTTCAGAGCGTATTGTGTTAAAAGGTGTCACATTTGCCAAGCTGCAGCTCGCCAACTGGAAACACAATACACTCGGCGAAGAGAAGGTAGACTTTAAGTTCCGGGATTGGGACATCGTGGATTCGGTTGACGGGTCTGTTCTCGGAGGCTAGGGAGGGGTTAATACATGATGGAAAATGATAAGACGCCTGTAAAGGTTGTGGACGAGCCTGTCAAACCGTCTCTAGTCGACAAGCTGTTGGCGGCAGACAAGGGCAAGGTCACCGCGCGGCCTACAGGCACAATTGAGATTAAACGGCTCTCAGAATTGCTCGGAGAGCCGTTTGTCATTGAATGCCAGGCGCTTGATCCTACCACCATAGACGACATCCAAGCGTTGATGGTGATACGTAACAAGAAAGGCGAGCCGGTTGACGCGCCAGTTCTGGCTATGGCGACACAGTATGTGATTGAAGGGTGTGTCAATCCGGATTTCAAGGATCCTAAACTTGCCAAGGGTTATGGGGTTGCGGCTCCTGATGATCTGGTTCGTAAGATCCTCACATCGGGGGAGATACTGGACGTTTATCGAAAGATCAGTGACCTTAGCGGACTGGAGTCGACTGATGAGGAGTTTGACGAACTAAAAAACTTATACGGGTCGACCCGGAAGCAGAGCTGATTTACCTGTTATGGCGCCACAAGGGCATGTATCCAGCTGATGTAGTGC